CTATAACTGGAACGGCACTTGTACAACCTACTGGTTCATCAGTAACATTGGCTACAAATGACGCTGGTATAATTACGTGGAATGAAATCATTCCAGGAGCAAATATGGTTTGGACACCAATAGATCCGAGTTAAAATTATGGCATCAACATTTTCAACAGATTTAAAATTAGAATTAGTAGCAACAGGAGAAAAAGCAGGTCTCTGGGGCAGTATTACAAATACGAATTTACAAATATTAGAACAAAGCACTAGCGGTTATTTAGATTTAAGTATGGCTAGTGGTAGCGTAACTTTACTTTTATCTGATGGTGCATCTTCTAATGGTAAAAACTTTTATTTAAAACTATCAGGTAATTTATCTACTAACACGACTTTAACTATGCCTTCTGGCTCTGAAAGAGTTTGGGTCATTAGTGATGAAACTAATAGAACATCATCTAAATATACTTTAAGTGTAACAACAGCTAGTGGTACAGCTCAACCAGTTCCAGTTGGTGCTACTCTTTTATGTGTATCAGATGGTACAAATACAGTTACAAGAATTATTCAAAAAGGATATTACTCAATAGATTCTTCATCTATTACAGCATACACAGCTGTAGCAGGTGATCAAATTTTAGTTAATACAACCTCTAACCCAGTTACCATAACATTACCAGCTTCACCATCTACTGGTGATGAAGTTTTTATTTTAGATGCTAGAGGAACATTTGCAGGTAATAATGTAACAGTGGATAGAAATGCTCAACCCATTATGAGTAGTGGAGGTAACTTAACTTTATCTACAAGCGGTCAAACTGTAAATTTAGTATATGTAGACAGTACTAGAGGCTGGGCTTATAGATCAGCATACTTATAGGAGCTAACCAATGGCTCTTCAGCAAATTAAATTCGCTCCAGGAATAGACAGACAAGACACCTCAGTAGGTGCTGTTGGTCGTTGGACAGATTCAGATTTATCTAGATTTAGATATGGACTACCAGAAAAAATAGGTGGTTGGCAATCTCTTATTACAGACACAATCGTTGGTGTGGTAAGAAAAGAATTTGCATTCGTAGATTTAAATGGAAATAGATACGTAGCTCTAGGAACTGATAAATTTTTATTAATATATTTTGAAGGTCAACTATTTGACATTACACCTTTAAAAGCTGATATTACTGGTGCAACACTTTCAACAAATTCTACTACAACTGTTACTATAACAACTTCAGCTGCTCACGGAATAAACGTGGGTGATATAGTTTTATTTGATAGTGTAACTTTACCAGGTGGTACAGGTTTTTCAGCTTCAGATTTTGAAGATAAAAAGTTTCAAGTTATTACTGTTCCAACTCCAACCACATTTACAGTTACAATGGGATCAGCTGCAACCGGCACAGTAGGTGCTGGTGGTAGTATAACTTTAAAACCTTATGAACCCGTTGGTCCAGCTGCACAATCTTATGGTTATGGATTTGGTATTGGAAATTATGGTGGTACAATTACAGGTGCTTTACAAAACGATTTAGATGGAGCGTTGGGCGCGGATACACAAGGTAACAACGGATCAGCGACACAAATTAGATTAACATCAACAACAGGTTTCCCAAGTCCAGCAGGTACAATAGCTGTAGGCAACGAGTTAATAACTTACACTAGTGTAGTTGGTAATGAGTTAACAGGTATAACTAGAGGTGCATTAGGCACAGCAACAGCAGGTACATCAAATGGTCAAGCACATAGTGATGCCGCAACAGTTACAAACGCAACTGACTTTACAGGCTATGGTAGTGCAGTTTTAGCATCCACAGTCACACTTGAACCTGGTCTTTGGTCTTTAAACTCTTTTGGTGAAGTTTTAATAGCTACAATATTAAACGGTAAAACGTTTACATGGGATGCAGGTGTTGCAAGTCCTACAAGTAATAGAGCATCAACATCAACAAGTGGATTTGCAACTACGAATGCTCCTACAGCAACACGAACAACTTTGATATCTCCGACAACAAGGCACTTAATACACTTTGGAACTGAAATAACTATTGGTTCACCAGATACTCAAGATGATATGTTTGTCAGATTTTCTGCAGATGAAAGTATTAATGAGTATACTATTCAAGCAACCAATACAGCCGGTTCACAAAGACTTCAAGACGGAACGCGGATCATGGGTGCGTTAGTTGCAAAAGAAAATATTCTAGTGTGGACTGACAATGCTTTGTATACAATGAAATTTGTAGGTGCACCATTTACATTTGGATTTGAACAAGTTGGCACAAACTGCGGATTGATAGGACAGAATGCAGCTGTAGAAATAGATGGTGTTGCATACTGGATGTCTAACAATGGTTTCTTCGCTTTTGATGGTACTGTTAACTCTCTACCTTGTTCTGTAGAAGATTATGTTTATGATGATATCAACACAACAAAAGGACAACAAATTTGTGCTGGTATTAATAACTTGTTTACAGAAGTTATTTGGTGGTACCCGACAACTAACGCTACTTTTAATGATAGATCAGTTGTTTATAATTATGGAGCTAAAGCACCACCAGGTGAAATGGGTAATTGGTATACAAACACAAATACTAATTTTAACAGAACAACTTGGATTGATTCATTAATATATCCAAAACCTTATGCAACTGCTTATAATAGTTCTAACACAGGAACTTTTTACCAAACTTCAAAGTCTTGACTGGTAATAATCAAGTAACCATATCTGTTTCTGATTATCCATCAGAAGATGTAACAGCTACAACATTAAGTCCTTTTACAATTACATCAACAACTACAAAAGTAGATACAAGAGCTAGAGGACGCTATGCAAATTTAAAAATAGAAAATACAGGTGTAGGTGAATCTTGGAGATTCGGTACGTTTCAAGCTGACCTACAACCAGACGGAAGAAGATAATGGCAAAAATAGTAGTAAGATTACCAGAACCAAAAAAAGAATACACAGAAGATAACCAAAGACAAATCAACAGAGCTTTAGCTTCTGTAGTAGAACAATTAAATTCTACGTTTTTAAGACAACAAAAAGAAGACCAAGAACGATTTACTTGGTTAGGATTAGGTTAATGGCAAATATATATAAGAACGAAAAAACAAGTTTAACATCAACAGCACTTACAACTTTGTATACTGTGCCAACTAATTCTAGAGCTATTGTTAAATCTTTATTAGTATCAGAAGATAATGGTGGTGCAGCAGTTGTTAAAGTTACTTTAGTAAATGCAGCCGCAACTATTTTTGTAGTAGACAATGATGTAGATTTATCTGCTAATCAAAAAGAACAAGTATTGAGTGAACCTTTAATTATGGAGGAAAGTGAAATATTAAAGGTACAAGCAAGCAGTGGTCAAGTAGATGTCATTGCATCAATACTAGAAATAAATAGGGAGGATAGATAATGCCGTTTATAGAAACAGAAGCTTCTATTAGGTATGAGACAATCAATGGTAAAAAAGTACCAGTGATTACGCCTAAATGTGAAGTAACGTTAACAAATACAGTTACAGGCAAAGAGTATATGTCAGACGCAGAAGCGTTGGCAGACGTACAAAACCCTGATACTTCTACACAATCTGGACACATCAGAAGAGATGTAAAAGTGACTGTCGAAGAAGTACCTTTGGGCGCTGCTACCAATATATTCTAGATTGACTGCGAGTAAAAAAACAAGTAAAATGCACGGTACTGCGTACACAAGCCTAGCAGACTTGCATTTCACTACATTAATTAGAGACACATTATGGGATTATTTAAAAAAATATTCAGACCAGTTCGTAAAATAGCAAAGAAGATTATACCTAAAGAAGTAAAACCTTTTTTACCTTATCTTGCTGCTGCTTATTTTGGACCTAAAGCTGCCAAATTTGCAAGCACTGGTATTTTTAGTAACCCAGGAGTAACAAAAGCTTTAATAGCTGGTACCACCTCTGCGGCAACAGATGAAAAAGGAGATCCACTAAGAGCAGCTGCGTTAGCTGGTGCTCCAGATTTTTTACAACAAGGTTTAGGTAAAGCTGGTCAATTTTTAAATGTCCCTACAGTTGCTCCAGATGCTGTACAAGGAGCAAGTATAACAGGAGATATTTCTGGTCTTTTAACTAAAGCAGCAGATTCAGACCTATTAAATTTAGCAACTGATCCTTTTGGTCAAAGTCAAGGTTTAGGACAATTAATGGATGTTGGAAAAGTTGTTGGTACACAAGCAGCAATAGATCAAACTGCAAAATTTAAAGAAATTAATCAAGACGAAATAGATAAGTACAACGAAGAATTAAGAAGACAAGGTGTATTAGATAAAACTAAAAGAAGATCAGCTATATTTAATATTTATAGTGGAGCTGGTTATGATTCTTCATATATTAATAGTATGTTAGATAGATATGGATATGAAAGTGGTGGCATAGCTTATCTTGCTGACGGCGGTATGGAAATGTCTGATGAGATTTTAGAAAACTTTTCAAGAGGTTATAAAGATTCTAAAGATGCTATGAAAGCTTTGTTTACAAGAAAGAAAAGGAAAAAAGAACCTGAAATGACGATTAGTGAAAAAGGTGATGTTGTAGTTAACTTTCCTGATAGAGAGGATGATGACGATGCTTTTGAAAAATCTTTAGATACAGCTTTAAGAGGACTTGAAAAACTTCAGAAACCTGGTGTTCAACCTACTCCAATGATGAAATTTGCTAGAGGCGGTGAAGTAGAAGAAGAAGTAGAAGAGTCTGGTATAATGATGGCATCAGCTCCTGGTCCAAAAGATAACTACGATGATATGGCTATGGATTTATTTGGTAAACCATATAAAGATTTAACTCCAGATGAAATGCAAATGATGCAAGAAGAATTAGAAAGACTAATGAATAAATTTAGAAGTTCCGCAGATGACGAAGGTATTATGCAAATGGCATCAGGATATAAAACTGATATGGAAGAAATGTATGAACAATATGTTTTTGAAATGGAAGAACAAGGATTAGAACCAATGTCTTTTGCACAATTTTTAGCACAGGCTAGAGCAGGTATGGCTAGAGGTGGTAGG